TAATAAAAATGTAATACGACCATTAGCATTTATAGACAAACTAAAAGAAGCTAAATAATCATCAGGAACAGATAAAAACCTATCATTTAATGTTGTAGCACTTGTTACATTTTTACGAAATACTTCAAAATCAACAGATTTAAATATTCTGTTTTCTGCTGCTCTGATGAACTCTCTTAAATTATTTACAAAAGTAGTTTCCGTATTTTCACTATAATCCTGTATAGCACTTTTAAGTGTTGTTAAAGTATAACTCATTTAGCTCTCCAACGTCACTGGTCCAGCAGAAGCTATCGTGCCACCGCCTTTAACAGAACCGGATACAGCCGTTTCTGAAACAGATATCGTGTAATTATTTTCATCAACAATGCTTGCTATGGTAAACCCAGAAGAATTTTCCATAGCGGAACTTGTTATTCCATCGAAAGGTGCGACATTTCTAAATCTAACAGAACTTGAAACAGCTCTTCCATGAGCATGCTCTTGCACCGTAATTGTTGTTGGGTTTTCACTCGCAGCTCCTGTGGTAAAAGGATTAAGTCTTAACAAAACTTCAACAGCTGGTTCTGTTCTTGGTGGTCTAGCATCTCTCAAAGCTTGTGCATCAGCTTTTTTCGGTCTTGGATTTAACTGCGGGTGTTTTGATTCAAACTCTGATTTTGCTACTACAGATCCATTCCACTCTCTTACTTTATGTTTATATGGAAATTTTAAACCGCTTCTATCAGATATAAAAAAAGCATTTTTTCCTGAAGAAAAACTCATTATCCCACCTTATAATAATCCATTGTTGGTTTTATATTGAAAGAAGACCTATCCCTGTCTTCTGCCATAGCTCTATCAAATTCTTCTTCATATACACTTTTTAACAATTGTATTCTATCGGGAGCTCTTTTCATAGAAAGGTAATAAG